GATAGCGCGTCCTGCGCAGAACCTTGCCGTTGTCGACGTTGCCCTCGATGGTCTGGATGGTCGCGCCGCTGTTGGACGTGATGATGCCCACGTGGTCTGCCTCGGAGGCGTTGTAGCCGCCTCCCGACCAGCTGAACAGGATGAGGTCTCCCTTACGTCCCTGCGAGACCTTGAGCAGCTTGCCCGCGCTCCGAGCAGCCGTGAGGAGGCCGCTCGTGCATGATGCTGTCGGGCATCCGACGCACTTGATGCCGAGCTGGTAGAGGCACCACGAGACGAACATGGCGCAGAATGGGACGCCAGTGGTTCCGAACCATGGGGAGCCAGTCAGCTCGGCATACCAGCGCCCGTACTTGGTGCCTTCGAGCGAATCTTGGTAGCGGTCGTATCCGAGCTGCGTGGATGCGAGCGATACCAAGGCATCTGCCGTCTTAGCCATCTTCCTCCTCCTTGTCGTGCTGGGACAGAATCTCGGCTTTCAAAGCCTCCCAAGCGTCATCGTCCGGAAACTCCGCGATGCTCCGCTCCAGGTCGAGCAGCTGCTCCAATTCCTCCGCGCTGGGCATCTCAGACCTCCTTAGCGGTGAGCTGGCTCACGCCGATGAGGATGCCGATGAGCGTCCCCACCACGTCGAGCGTATGGACTACCTGCTCAGCCATAGGCCATCCCCAGTCGGGAGCGAGAGCGCCATACGCCCATCCCAAGGCAGGTAGGCAGATGATGCAGAGCCACTTCAAGACTTGGTAAATCCTATCGGGCAGGAAATAGACCTTCTGCTCCATGGTTCCTCCTACTTCTCATGCCGAGCGAGGTAAGCGTCCGCATCCTCGCCCAGCAGCTCGTCCATGTACTTCTTCGTCTGGTGGTTGCCGCCATGCTTGCGGTACGTGCGGTAGGCGTCGACCTTCTCGTCGGTGCTGAAATGCTCGTCGTAGATGGCGAGTCGGCAGACCGTGAGCAAGGTAAATTCCGCCATGTCGCGGTCATCCTCGCGCTCGGCCTTGACCTTGCGCAGCAAGCCAGCGAGATAGCCAGCGATTGCCGAGAGCAGCGTCGGCACCAGCCAGCCGAGGATGTAGGGAGTCAATTCCATGTTGCCTCCTAGATGACCCAGCTGGTGTTGCCAGCCAAATTGGTACCAGTGCCAAGTGCAGATCCCGAGCGGTTGTAGAGCGAAACGTTGCCAGCTGTCGTGATATACAGGAAGCATCCGCTTCCTTTGCCCGACACGTTCGCCATGAGCGGCATGTAGATGTTCGTGCTCGGCCTCGCGCTGGAGCCGATGATGCCCGAACCGAGAGAGACGGACGAGCCGTCCGCCAGCGATGCGCTGACCTTGAGCTGGTAGACCGACAGGTTCACGACGTTGCCCTGCCTGCGCGTTTGGAATTTCGTGGCCGTGGCGTTGGTGATGCTCACGTCCCCCACGTTCACGGTGAGGTCGGTCGTGCCGCTCGGGAGCGTGAGCTGCCACGGGAAGGATGATGCCGTCGTGTCGTATGCGCTGATTCCATCGTTTCGGAGCAGGATGTAGACGCTGTGGTCGAGATAGTCCGTGTTGTTCGCGTTGATGACCTTGGCGCGCAGACCCCACATCTGGTTCGCGCCTAAGAAGCTCGCCACGGATGCGTCCATGCCGCTCGCATACCCGACTGCGCGTAGGTTCGCCCTTGCGTCGGCTGCGTTGTCCGCGCCCGTGCCGCCGTTTGCGATGGTGAGCGGTGAGCCGAGAGCCAGCGAGTCGGCCTCGATGCTCGGCAGCCTGATGAGCTTCGATGACGCCCGCAGCGAGTCCGCGAACGCCTCGGTTCCGATGTAGCAGATGCGCACCCTGTCCCCAGCGGCAGCGCCCATCGCCTGCTGCGCCGCTCGGATGCCCGAGACGGTCGCTCCGCCGACAGACGCCGTGATGGTGCCGTCATCCTGCACGGACACGACGGTTCCCCAGCGCCATCTCGCGGATGGGGATGGCTGCGTCGGCGCAAGCGCGTCGGCTATCGCCTGCGCAGCGCCCTCGACGTTGCCCATGCCTACCTCCTCACGAAAGAACGCAGCTCGGATGTGGTCATGCAGCCAGCCGAGCCGATGGCGATGCTCTGCGTCCGGACGAGGAACGTCCCGCTGATGCCCGCGCTGGGCCATTCGACGGCGACGACGTCCCCGACCCTCGCGGGGCAGTGGACGTGCTGCAGCGTCACTCGGTGGATGACCGTCTGGTTGGTCTCGAGCAGCTCGAGCGCCTTGGCGTTCGCCTGCGCCTGCGTGGCCGTCGAGTTGTACGTGTACTTGGCGACCCTGCGGCGGCCGATGCTGACGGTGGAGTACGGCGACGCGGGGTCGTCGTCCACCGCCCTGCCGATTGTGGTCGAGCCGTCGGTCTCGTAGATCGCGAGCACGACGTTGGCGACCCCGCGCGCGTCCAGCTCCTCGTCTGCCTTTGCCAGGAACGTGGCGTTGACGCCCTCCTCGAACGTCCAGACGGGCGCCCGGTCGGTCGGGTCCCGGTAAGGCTGCATCACGACGGTGCCGCGCTCGTCGGTCGATGCGGAGGCGTACCCCGCGAGCCGCAGGAGCGCGTTCACCGCGTCGAGCTTGGAGCCGCCGTCCTCGTCGCTGTCGCCGTCGAGACCGAACGACCACGGCGCTCCGAGCACCGCGGACGATGGGGTCGCGTTGACGGGCAGCCCGATGCCGTCGGCTATCTGTTTGGCGTACGCGACGATGTTGGTGCCGCCCGGCACCATGATCGGGGCCTCGAAGCTGTCGTCCTGCAGCTCCTGCAGGCGCCCGTCGAGGTACGCGGTGCACGTCTCGACGGGGCCGTCGATGCTGCGGCCCGGCACGGAGCACAGCCACGTGCCGAGGCACACGCTCTCTGAGGTGCCGTCCTCCCATGCCGCGTCGAGGTAGCAGCGGAGCAGGTCTGAGCCGACGTCGAGGTACGCCGCCGTCTCCACCTGCGCGGATTCGAAGGTGGCCGTGTCCTGGTTGACGTCGAGGGTGCCCGTGCGGACGCCCTCGACCTCGCCGAGCTCGTAGCCGGTGAGCCGCGAGACGCGCACGAAGCGGTAGGACGCCTCGAAGGGTTCGAGCCAATCAGCCATCCCACGCCTCCCGCCATCTCACTGCCGTCCAGTCGATGCCGACAGTCCACAGCTCGCCGAGCCCGTGCTTGACGCTCGGCAGGATGCGGGCGCGCCATCGGTGCCCGAACGGGTCGCGCAGCCATCCGACGGGCCACTTCCGCGCGAGCTCGCGCAGCCTGTCGGAGTCGTGCTGCCCCACCGTGCCGAACGAGAGCGAGCCGCCCTCGTCGCGGTCGGTCGTGCCGTACCAGACGGGCAGGCCGCCGCCAGCGCCGCCGTCGGCGAAGTGGAAGAGCTCGCCGCCCTGCTCCAGCGAGTAGCTGGCGTCGGGGTTGCCGACGAGCACGAGCCACTCGCCCGCTGTGTCGCCGAACCCGAGCACCCAGCCGCTCGACCGGATGTTGGCGACGGCCTCGGAGGCGCTGGACGCGCCCGATGACGCGTAGGCGATGGCGCGGTACGTGACGTCCACGCCCAGCGGTGCGAGCGGGTCCGAGACGGTGTCGCCGTCCTGCAGGCCCGCGGCGACCGTCCACGTGCTGCCGTCTGGCGCGACGCGCTGGACGGTGATGGACTCGGTCGGCACGGTCGAGCCGGGGCCCGTGCCCACGGTGATGGACGCGGATGCGCCCTCGCCCTCCTCGACCGTTATGTCGGGGACGGACGGGAGGTCCCATACGATGGCGAACGTGCGCACCGCGGTCGTGTCGAGGCCGTAGCCGTTGACCACGCGGACGGTGATCGTGTACGCCTCCCCGTCCTCGAAAGCCGCGTCGTAGCGCGTGACCTGCAGCGAGCGGGCGGACGTGGCGGGCGTGCGCGTGTAGACGGCGTCGCCGTCGAGCGCGACGGTGACCTTCTGCGAGCTGACGCCCGAGACGTCGGTCACGTCCCATGCGATGGTCAGCGGGAGGTCGTCCACCTCCGTGCCGTCGGACGCTGGGTCGGTGATGGCCACGATCGGCCTGTCTGCCATACGCCATTCGATGGTCTGCGACCATGCGCCCCACGATGCCGCGAGGCCGTGCGTGCGCACCTGCGCAGTCCAGATGCCCACGCTGTCGGGCGTGAACGTGTACGAGGTCATCGCCCCGAGCGTGGCGGTCGTCTGCGTCGAGTCCGGCGCGGTTACGAGCACCTGCGCCTGCGACTGCGCGGAGCCGTCGGGATGGTTCGGCGTCCAGCTGATGGTGCATGCCGTTCCGCTCGCCGTGATGGCGGACGGCTTGGCGGTTATGGTCGGCGCCAGCGGCTGGACGTCCGCGGCGATGTCGGCGGACTCCTTCCAACCCGATGCGAGCGAGCCGCGCACCGAGCGCACGCGGTAGCGCACGGTGGGCGCCGAGATGCTGTCGGTGTAAGGCAGCGAGGCGTTCGTTGCGACGGACGTCCACGTCGAGCCGCTGTCTGTGGAGCGTTCGACGTCGTAGCCCGTCGCGTACGGTGCCGAGACGGTCGCGGCGACCTCGACCACGCCGTCGGAGACCTTGGTCGGCGTGACCTTGGTCGGAGCCGCCGGCGTCGTGTAGATGTATCCGCTCGTGGAGTACGACGAGTACCCCGCGCCGTTGCTCCAGCGGACGCGGTAGCGGTAGCGGTGGTTCGCCGAGATTGAGTTGTCAACGTAGGAGGAGACCGACGCCCACGGAGATGCTAACTGCACCCAGCTGCCAGCGTCCGTCTGGCGCTCGATGAGCGCGTAGTCGGGCATGTTCGTCTCGTCGTAGGAGCCGAACGTCCAGCTGACAACGGCACGCGTGTCGAAGCTGCGCGATGCGGTGCAGTTGGTCGGCGCGTTCGGCTTCTTCGGCACGATGGACGTTGTTGCCCACGGCCCTGGCGTTCCGAAGTATCCGACCCTGTAGGTGTAGTAGCTCGTGGCCGATGCCGACGAGTCGGTGAAGCTCGTGATGGCGTGCGCCTGCGCGTACATGCTCCAATCGCCGCCGTTGACGGAGCGTTGGATGGTCACGTCCGCAGTCGAGAACTCGCTCGGATTGCTCCACGACAGGACGATGGCGGTCCGTGCGGAATTCCACGCAGCGGCGAGATTGCTTGGAACGGATGCCATTTAGTAAGCCACCCCCATCCTGCGGCGAGACCGAGCCCGGTCAGCCACGACCTCGAGCGCCGCCGCCATCTGCGCGTCGGCTGCGACCATGCTGCCGTCGATGTAGTAGTTGACGGTTCCCGCGCCGCCGCCCATGCGGTCGGCCAGCGCGTCGGCGTACCTTGAGAAGTACGGCTCGTAGCTCGGCCATATCATCTCGGCGCCCTTCTCGCCCGCGCCGATGAGCGTGGGGCCCTCGACGATGCCGCCCTTGGCGTACCAGCTGATGCCGATCTGCGGAAGGCCGCCCGTTATCCAGTCGAGCGGGTTGGCGCTTCCGCTGATGCTGAAGTGCGGCAGCGGGATGTGGGGCCAGTGGAACTCGAAGGAGAAGAACCCCTTGATTGCGTCGATGGCTCCGCGCACGATGTCTCGCGCGGAGTTGATGGGCGTCTCGATGGCCGACTTCACGCCCTCCCAGATGGACGACGCCGTCGACCTCACGGACTCCCATGCGTCGGAGGCCACCGTCTTGATGGTCTCCACGACGCCGCCGATGATGGACGAGATTCCGTTCCAGATGGACGACGCCGTCTCCTTGATGCCCCCGAAGATTGTGCCCACGGCGTCGCCCATGCCCTCGAAGTCGCCCTTGACGAGCGAGGTCACGAACTTGACCACGCCCTCGATGGTCGTCTTGATTCCGTTGAAGACGCCCGAGATGGTCGAGAAGAGGGTGTCGAGGATGGGCTTCACGGTGTCGAGGATGTTCTGCACAGCGCCGATGACCACGGTGGCGACGTCCAGGAACACGGTGCCGAGGTCCTGCACGATCGGGAAGAACGTCTCGAACGCCGACTCGGCCATCGGGAAGACCGTATCGACGAGCATGGTGCCGATGGCGTCGATGAGCGGCTCCACGGCCGGGAGCAGCGCGTCGAACGCCTGCGTGAGCATGTCAACGCCCGCGCCGATGGAGTCGAACGCGAACGAGGCCAGCGGCTCGAGCGCCACGGCCAGCTTGTTCTTCAAGACGTCCAGCTTCTCCGACCAGTCGGCGGTCGCCTCGTAGGTCGCCATGATGCCGTCGCCGGCGCCGAGCGCCGCGTCGCGGAAGGCGTCCATGTCGATGGTGCCGCTCTCGACGGCCTGCAGGAACTGCGTGGCGCCGCGGGTGCCGAACAGGCTCTCCGCGATGTCCATGGCCGCGGCGGTGTCGCCCGCCTCGATGTAGCCCTGCATCTCGCCGAGCATCTGGTCGAAGACCTCGCCCGCGTCGCCGCCCTCGGCCGCGATCTCGGTGAAAGCCTTCTGCATCTTGCCCATCATGCCGTTGGCGTCCATGCCCGCGCGGTCGAGGAGCCCCGCCATGTTGGCCGTCTCCTCGAAGCTGAACCCGAGCTGCTGCATGGCTGGCGCGGTCGTCTCGAGGATGCCCGTGAGGCTGTCGAACGAGATGCCCGTGTTCTGGCTGACCGAGAAGAGGTAGTCCATCTCGGACGCCATATCTTCTGCCTCGATGCCCCACGCCGCGAACGCGCCGCTCAGCTTCTCGACGTTGACGCCGCCGATCATCGAGTCGAGCGCGCCCAGCTGCGTGGCGACGTCCCTGAGGTCGTCGCCCGTGAGGCCGAGCCTTGTGTTCAAATCCTGGATGTAGTCGCCCGCCTGCCCGAAGCTCACGGGCACGGTGGTGGCGACGTCCTTGGCGATTCCCTCCAGCTCGGCGAGCGCATCCCCGGACGCGCCCGTGCCGATGATGATGGAATCCGTCATCTCGTCGAACTCGGTGCCGATGTCGACGAGCGCCTTGCCGATTCCCAGGGCGCCGACGGCGGCCATGATGGGACCGGCGAACTTCCCTATGCTTCCGAGGATGCCGCTGCCGATGGAGTTGCCCGCGTCCTGCCCCGCGCTCTCCGCTGCGGGCATGATAGCGCCGGTGATGTTCTCCTTGGCATCCTTGACGGATGGCATGACCTGGACGTACGCGTTCGCAACGGTTACGCCTTCTGCCATGCGCACCTCCTTACGTGCCGTAGTACCACGCGTCGAACTCGCCCACGGGGATTGCCCCGCTGCCGAAGTGCCCGCCGTCGTCCTTCTTCCCCGGGCGCGGGTGGAGCTTCAGCTGCGATCGGAACGTGGCGCCGTTGGACTCGGCGGCGTGGCGCCCCGCGACCATGACGGCATCGAATATGTCCGCGGCGAGGAGCGCGAGCCCGTACGGGCTCGAGAACGCGCCCTCCTCGCGGTGCATGGCGCGCCATACCGCGCTGCCCTGCGGCAGGTGCCGCGACCAGACGTGGACGGCGTGCCATCCGTAGACGAGGGGCGCCCCGGCCATCGTGCAGCCGAGGCGCTCCATCATGTCTGCGGTGAGCGCCCCGCCCGTCTCGCGGTCTAGACGGACGAGGTCGAGGATTCCCCCGCGTTGCCCGATCTCTGCCAATCGGCGAGCAGCGCGCGCATCTGGGCGACGGTCATGTGCTCGAGCGCGCCGGGGGCGTGGCGCTCCACCACGGAGCGGAACAGGCCGAGGTAGTCGGCGCCCTCCACGTCCTTGCGCCCGATGAAGTCGATGGCCGTGTCGGCGTCCAGCGCGTCGATGGTCGGGATTGAGTATTCCCTGCCGCCGAGCGTGAACGGTATCTCGCGCGGCCTGATCTCGTCGAGGTTGAGCATGCGCGCGGCCCTCCTATGCGCCCGTTACGCCGTTGTCGAAGAACAGGTAGACGCTGTGGCCCGTGCCGTCGTCGTAGCAGTCGAGGGTGAACGGCCACACGTTGCCGGAGCCGGGGACGAAGGTCGGGGAGCCGACCTGCGTGATCTGGCCCTTGGGCACGTAGATGCGCCCGCGGCGGTCGCCGTCCTTCATGTTGAAGCAGAACGCGGCGGGCTCGGGCATGTCGGGGCCGAGGGCGATCTTGACGGTCGCGGGCTTGGTGGACGTTGCCGCGGTGACGGTCACGTTGTCGTCGCCGAACAGCGTCTCTGCGGTGTCCTCGTCCATCTGCAGGAACTCGCCCGTGATGTTCGTGCCGAAGTCGGTGGTGGCGACGCGGACCTTGTTCAGGCCCCAATCCTTGATGTCGGTGTTGGAGCGGTTGATGTTGAGGGTGATGCCGTTCTCGGAGATGTAGCCTGCGGCGCTGGACCATCCGCTGCCGAGCGCGGTGCGCGCGTCGGTCGGGGCGGCTGCGCCCACGGCGCCCTTCTGCATGGCGCCCGTGGTGCTGCTCTGGTCGGGACCGAGCAGATAGACGTCGTTGGAGTTGACTCCTGCCATATCGGTTTCCTTTCGGTTGGTTAGAATGCGGTGCCGCGAGCCGCCACGGTCGCGCGGACGGTGGCGCGCCTGAGCGTCGGGCGGTCGGGGTCGGGGTCGTCGTACGGCGGGTTCGCGTCGGCGGTCGTCCACACGGTGCCCGCCACGGCGGGGCCGTCGAGCTGGATGGCGCGGATCGCGGCGGCGACCTCGCGCCCCGCCTCCTGCGCCGCGCCGTAGGTGGACGCGTAGCAGTACGCGACCACGTCGAAGACGTCGCTGACGGGCGTCTGGCGCCCGCCGCCGAGCGTCTGCACGACGATGGCGCCCGCTCCGATCCCGTCGGGTGCGGGCGCCGCGTTGACCGTTGCGGTCGGGATGCGCGCGGCGAGCTCCGCCGCGAGCGCGTCCTCTATGTCGATGGGTGTCACGATCTGCATGCGCTCACCGCCTTGCTGAGTACCTTGTCGCGGGCCTCCTCCTCCATGCCCTCGATGCCGACGGGCACGACGAGGGCCATGGGTCGGTCGCCCACGGTCTGCGCGGGCTTGGCCTCGAACTCGAACCCCGCGATGGACGCGATGCGCTCCGCCGCGGCGTCGGTCGCCGAGACTATCCCCGCCTCCTGCATGAGCGCGGCGAGGCCTTCCGACAGCACCTCGACGCGCACCTGGACGGCGCCCACGGCTACCCCTCCCACTTGGAGAGGCGCGCCTGCACGTGGCTCGTGCGCCCCGTTGGGCTCTTCCACGCGTACGGGATGCCGTCCACCACATAGACGGCGCCGCCGAACTCGATGCGGTCGCCCTCCTGTATGTCGGATGCGGGCGGAGCGTAGAGGATGGCGTCGGCGCCCGCCACGGCGTCCACGGTGCCGAAGGCGGTGGACGTCCCAGCGGGTTGCAGCGAGCAGCCCGAGACGGCGTGCGATGCGGCCCGCGACCAGTCGCGCTCGGTGCGCATGCCCGTCGTGACGAGCGGCGCGCGCTTCACGGTCACGGCATCGTCGCACCAGCTATGCAGCATGCGACCTCACCACCTTGTAGGGCGCGAGGGCGGCGCGCACGTTGCCCGGCAGGAGCATGCCCTGCGAGGACAGCGCGGAGCCGCTGTAGCTGATGGAGACGCCGCCCGCCGTCTCGGACGCGACGCCGTAGGAGTCGAGCGCGATGAGCCCGACGACGGCGTCGGCCACGGCCATCTGCAGGTCGTAGGCGACCTCGACGGGGATGCCCGCGGTGAAGCTGACGGTGACGTTGCCGAGCCCGCGCGGGATGGCGCACGCCAGGCGCACGCGGCCCCTGCGGTTGAAGCCCGCGACCCCGACGTCCTCGCCGTCCACCTGCGCGCCGTCGACGGACGTGAGGTGCGCGACGGGGAGCCAGATGTCGCCGGGCTCGCCGTCCAGCTCCATCTCGCATGCGCAGGACGGGCCGACGTGCCAGCCGCAGTACGAGCGGATGGCCGCGGAGACGGCGTCTATGGCTGGGAGCACGCGGGCGTCCCCCGCCCAGCGCCTGCCCGTCGCGTAGTCGAAATCCTCGACGGTTATGAGCGCGGGCAGCTGCCCGTCGATGCCGTATCCCCACGGAGTGATGGTCATGGCGCGTCCTTACTTCTTCTCTGCGGGCGCCTTCTTGTTGGGCGCCCTGCGGGACTTGTTGGGGGCCTTGACGGCCTTGGGCTGCACGTCCGCCAGGACGTAGCCGTCGGGCTGCTCGCCCTCCTCGTACTGGTAGGTGCGCCCGCTGGGCGCGCGGTAGATGCGGAGCATGGCGCCCCTCCCTCCATGTTCGGGGCGGGGTCTCCCCCGCCCCCCGCCGGGCTGCTTAGGAAGCGGCCTCGGTGATCTTGACGAATGCCTTGGGGTAGCGGGTCGCCAGCGCGATGCGCTCCTCGACCACGACGGTGACGCGGTTGTAGATGGCGTCGTCGTGGTCGCCGCGGAAGACCTCGATGCGGGCGCCCTCGCCGGCCTTGGTGACGACGGTCGCGCCCTGCTTGAAGGCGCCGACGAGCACGGTGCCCGCGGTGATGTTCGGGGTCACGACGGTGTTGAGGCCCCAGATGCCGGGCTGGACGGCGGCAGGGCCGTTGCCGTGCGGGCCGTAGAAGCAGCCGCCGCCGACGTATTCGTTGGAGCCGCTGGCGGTCTTGAGCTCGCGCAGCTTGGCGTAGTCGGTCGGGTTGATGATGATGGCGTCCGCGTTGAAGCGGGTGTCGCTCTTGATGGCCATGATGGCGTCGAGGATGGTGTCGGGGTCGACGTCGCCGTTGTGGGCGTAGGTGTCGGTGCCGATTCCGGAGACGGACTGCAGGGTGGAGAGCAGGTAGGCCTCGACGGCGGCGTCGAGCTCGTACAGGCCGCGGTTGTTCAGCGCGGAGGCGAGATAGGCGTTGTCCTCGAGGAGCTCGTCGGTCTCATAGAACCAGCCCGCGATCTTCTGCAGGGTGGCGGTGACGGTGCCCTCGACGATGTGGAACTGCGGCTTGGCTGCGGCCTCGTTCACACCCTTGGGGCTGGGCGCGGAGTTGTCCTCCTTGGCGCCGAGGATGAAGTAGTTGAGGGCGTTGCCGACGCTGATCTGCTCCTGTCCGAAGAGCTGGCGGACGGCGAGGTCGCGCAGGCCCTGGTCGGCGACGTCGGTGCTGTAGGAATAGACGGTCTGCGAGACCTGCGGGTCGGTGTAGGCCTTGAAGCCGTAGTTGGTGCCGACGGACTTGGCGGCGCCTTCGCGGACGGGGGCGAGGTCGAGGTTCTTGGCGGCGAACTCGCCGAGGGTCTTGATGGTGTCCTCCATGGGGGCGTTCTCCTTCACGGTTCCGAGGGACTTGATGAGCTGGTCGGCCTCGTCTGCCGACTTCTTGGCGGCCTCCGCGGCCTTGAACTCGTCGATGGCGGCCTGCAGGGCGTCGGCGTCCTCGCCGTCCTTGGCCTCGACGAGCGCGGCCTTCGCGGCCTCGAGACGTTCGTTGATGTTCATGGGGTTCTCCTTACGATTCGAGAAGCTTTGCTGCCACGTCCTTGAGCTGTGCGAGCACGTCGGCCTTGGGCTCCTCGGCGTTGGCCCCGCTGGGCTCCTCCGCCTTGGCCTCGTCGGACTCGGTGCCGTCCATCTCGTCGGCCAGCAGGCCGCGGACGGTGGTTTCGATTTCGGAGCAGAGGTCGAGCACGCGGCGCAGCTCGTCGGCGTCGGCCTTGCTGTTGCGGCGCCCGCTCTTCGCGTCGGCGTCCATTTCCGCGGTGGCGGCGGGCCCGTCCTTCTGCTCGACGGGCGCGCTCTTCACGTCGGTCACGACGGCGCGCTGGTTGGCGGGAATCTGGACGAGGGACACCTCGAAGAGGTTCATCTTGCGGAGCTCGTACGCCTCGGTGCCGTCCTCGAGCTCGACGGAGCCGCCGTCCAGCACCTCGTAGGCGAAGGAGAACTGCCACAGGCGGCCCTCCTGCACGAGCTTGCGGACGTACTGCGCCTTCTCGTTCTCCTCGTCGAACTCGGCCACGACGTAGAGGCCCTTCCCGTCCTCGTGCGCCTCGACGACCTTGCCGATGTTGTAGGCGGGGTCGTCGGTCGAGTGGCCGTAGAGCAGCGGGATGGGCTTGCCCGTCTCCTCCCACGCCTTGAGCGTGTCTGTGAAGGCGCCCTGCTTGATGACGTCGCCGTAGGCGTCGGGGATGCGGTCGAACGTCGCGGCGTAGCCCTCGACGGTGCCCTCGGCGGGCATGGATGCCGCGCCGGGCGCGGCCTTGGTCTTGGTCATGTCTCCTCCTCTACGGGATGTCGATGATCACGGCGCACTGGCAGTTGGCGACCTCTGCGGGGCCGAGCGCGTCGGCGTCCCCGGGCCACATGGCGCCGTTCGAGAACCGCTCGTCATAGGGCACGGTCTCGCCGTTCATGGCGGCGTGCGACGGCCTCGGGTTGCCGCTCGTCACGTCCCAGGTCTTGGTCGCCCCCCTGCGCGGTGCGCACTGGCGGACGGCCTCGATGGCGGACCATCCCGCGATGGCCGCGGCGAACGGGTAGCCGCTGTTGTCGGCGCGCTTGGACTCCGCCGTGTCGAACACGTCGGCGGGCGTGCGCTCCGCCTCCTCGTCGGCGACGACCTGCTCGAGCTCGCGGAGCGTGGCGTCGTTCACCATGCACGCGCGGCGGTACGCCATCGCGTTGACGAACGCGCGGGTCTGCGGCACGGAGTAGGCGGACGCGTCGAGCCCGAGCGCGTCGAGCGCCTTGAGCGCGGCGGCCTCGCTCTGCCTGATGGCCACGGCGTTGAGGTCGTCGGTAAGCTCGCGGTCCCATCGCTCGGAGTCCCACCACGACGGGTCGCCGTCGTCGGGGACGGTCGGGTCGGCCCCGATTTTCGGAAGCACGGACTTGCGCTGGCGGGCGTAGAACGCCTTGAGCACGTCGGCGAGCTCGCGGCCCGCCTCGTCGTCGGCGGTCGCCTTGTAGCGCCTGCCCCCGTCGGACTTGCACGCGGCGCACTGGCATGCGTGCTCGGGCTCGGCCTCCTTGAGCTCGGGGGGCGCGGCGTTGTAACGCTCGACCGTCGGGTCGGTGTCGCGCGGGGACGCGAGCCCGCCCTCAGTCACGTTGAGCGGCACGATCAGCTCGTCCGCGCCGTCGATGTGCGGCAGGTTGAACATCGCGCGCGCCTCGTCCCGCGTCATCCACGGGCCGCCGACGGCGGACTGGATGACCTGCGCCCGCTCCTCGAAGCTGCCCTGCAGCTTGACCGACAGGTCGAACTCGACGTAGTCGCCCTGCGGCTCGCCGATGCGCGGGAGCAGGATGGCGTTCACGCGGTCGACCACCTGCATGAGGGTCGGCGCGAGCGTGTCGTTGTAGAGCGCCCGCGCGTTCTCCTTGGCGGACGCGTACGTCTGCCCGCTGCCGGGCCACACGAGCGCGGGGTTGATGTGGTAGACCGCGGCGACGTCCTCGCGCCCGAGCTTCTTGGCCTCGGACCACTCGGCGTCGTGCGCGGAGAACGGCACGGTGCGTATCTCCATGCCGTCCTCGAGGATGGGCATCGAGCCGCCCTTGCTGGCGCCCCTGCCCGCCCACGACTCGTCCCACGATTGGCGGAAACGCTCGAACTGCTCGTCCGTCCAGTCCTCGACGTCGGCGGGGCGGCGGATGTAGGCGTTGAACCTGCCGCCGTTGCGCCACATCTGCCGTCTGAAGCTGTTGGACTCGACCTGCTCGTGCAGGACGTCCGCCAGCGCCTCGACGGGCGAGCAGTGGCCGCTCACGTCGTCGGGCGAGTAGCCGTGGAACAGGATGAAGCGGTCGCGCGGCACGGCGATGCGCCTGCCCGCGGGCGTGCGGATGTAGATGCTCTCGGGCGTGAACGGGTCGGTGCCCTCGTAGCCGTCCATCCACGTCGCGGGGATGGGGCGCAGCTGCCAGCCAGACTCGGTCTCCGCGTCGGGCGCGACGATGCTCATGTGGCGGTCGTAGAGGTAGAGGTCGCTGAAGATGCGGCGCTTCATCTCGTAGGCCGTCATGTCGGGGTTGGGGTTGGCGAGCAGCAGCGCGGCGGTGCTGTCGCGCACGCGCACGCGGTCGTTCTCGTCGTCGCGCCTGTACACCTTCCACGGAACCTGCGCGGCGTTGTCGGAGAGGTAGCCGACCACGGCGCGGAGGTTGGGCTGCGTGCGGTACAGCTCGGCGATGCTCATGTCGGCCACGGTCACGCCCCCGCCGCCTCCGCAGCGGTAGATGTAGCGCCTCGGCGCGAAGTACGCGCGGAGGCTGTCCAACAGGCCCATGCGGCCTCCTTACACTGTCCGTACGCCTCTAGTTGCGTATGCCGTCGGCTTGCGGTCGGGTGGCTCCACGGCCTGCACGGCGGTCTCGAGCCCGTGCGCCATGGTCAGCGCCACGAGCGGGGATATGTCCTCGCGGGACTTGTTGCGGTCCCACGCCCACGCGCCGTCGCCCATCGGCCTCGTCACCGCGACGTTCGCGGCGAGGTCGAGGACGGGCTGCGGCAGGTGCATGAGCCGCGCGGCGTCGCTTTTGGTCTCGGGCGCGGACGCCGCGACGGCGTCCCACAGGCGCCCGCAGTAGCCTCCGAGGTCGCGCCCCTGCACCTCCACGGCCTCCACGCCGTCGATGGCGCCGATGAGCTCGGCGACGGCGGAGACGGGCGCCCCCCTGCCCTGCAGGGCGACGCGGATGGGCTGCGGCCAGCCCGGGGCGCCCACGCGCTCGCGGAGCCAGTCGAGCAGCCAGCCGATGCCCTGGCGGTACTGCACGAGCTCGCCGTGCAGCAGGCCGTCGGAGCGCCTGCCGCACACGGCCACGGCGGTGGAGCCGCGGTCGGCGGATATGTCCACGCCCACGGAGAACGGGGCGCCCATCGGTATCTGCGACGCGCGGTCGTAGCCGCCCTCCCACGCGCCGTCGGGGAACGGCGGCTGGATGACGGCCTCGACCCACTGGCACAGGCACTCGGTCTTGAAAACGTCGGGCGGGTCGGTCGCCAGCGCGGAGCGGATGTTGCGCTCGGGGATGGTGTAGCCGAGCGACGGGTTGGCCTGCGCCCACGCCCGCGGGTCGGCGGGGTCGGCGTCGGGCTCCGCGCTCCACTCGAACCAGCCGAGCGCGGACTCGTCATCGCCCATGGGGTCGGCGCCCTCGCCGAGCGCCTTGACGATGCCGTCGGGGTCGCCGAGCATGCGGTGCGCCTGCATGCGCAGGTGCCGCAGCACGACGGAGCTGCCGTCGCCCGCGTTGCTCATGCACCACACGAGCGCGTTCTCGCGCGCGATCGTGGTCTTTGTGAGCGCGCCCCACGCCTCCCAGTCGCGGTGCTCGCGGAGCTCGTCCAGCAGGATGAAGTCGGCGCTCTTGCCGCGCCCAGCCTTGCGGGTCGTGGCCTTGACGCGGTACTGCCTGTTCTCGGTCAGCTGCAGCCGTTTGGCGCCGTTGGTGCGCCATACGTGGTCTATCTCGGCGGCGAGGCGCGGGTCGGCCTGCGCCATCTCCACGACGGCGTTCCACGTGTCCTCGGCCTGCTCGAGGTCCTGCGCGGTGCCGATGATGAGCGCCACGCCGAGGATGTAGAGGAAGAACAGCGCGAGGACGGTCGACATGGTCGTCTTGCCGTTCTGGCGCGCCACGAGCACGAGCACGGTGCGGAAGCGGAAGCGCCACTCCGTCTCGAAGCTCCCCTCGATCTCGAGCGCGTGGATGAACAGCCACTTCTGCCACGGGTTCAGCCGCAGCTTGAGGATGTCCTCGGCGAACTCCACGACGTCGTATCCGAGCGTCGTGTCGGGCGTGAGCTCGCGGAGCGGCGGCGTGAAGATGCGCGGCGTCTCCGAGCCCTTACCCGACGGCATGGAACTTCGCCCTCATGGACGCCATGCCGGACTCGGGCGCCTGCGGCCTCGCCTTGCGGCGCCTGTCGATGTCCTCGTTGCTCGGGGCGAGCCCGAGCGCGCGGATGTAGTTGAGCATCGTCGTGTACAGCGCGGCGGTGGGCTCGTCCGACGCGTCGATGATGTCGGCGCACTGCTGCGCCGCCTTGATGAGGGCGCCGTGGCGCGTCTTGAACAGCGCCTTGGCCTGCAACGCGTCGTTTATCGAGGCGTCGAGGGACTCGCGCATCGAGCTGCCCATCCGCGGCACCTCCTCTCGAATATTTAGCTAGGAGGGATAAAAGAT